GACAAGTGGAACGATACTATATCGTTTTTTGCTCAACACGTCGGGTTTATAGGTCTTTCCGCATATCAGCCCGCCGTAGTATTTTTCGTTTCGGAGTATGCTTATTATTACCGAATTATACCATACTTGTTTTTTTGATGGAGTTGGTATCTTGTCCCTCGTTAAACCTTTTGCGATATAAGATACCGAGTAACCATGCAGGTATTCCCTGTATATCCTTTTGACCACCTCAGCCTCTTCGGGAACTATAACCAGGTTATGGTTCTCGTCTCTCGTATATCCGAGGAATCTTTTATAGTTTAATGAGATGTCTCCGTTTTGGAATTTTTTCTGATACGCCCACTTTACGTTTGTGGATATGGTCCTCGATTCTTGTTCAGCCATAGCCGCGAGTATAGTTATCAGCACCTCACCGCCTGGCGACAGTGTGTCGATATTCTCGTTTTCAAAGTAGACGCTTATCCCTAATTCCTTAAGTTCTCGAATGGCATTCAGCGCGTCCACGGTGTTTCGGGCAAATCGCGCTATGGATTTTACAAGGATTTTATCAAGTTTACCGAGTCTGCAGTCGTTCATCATTCGTTGAAAATCTTTTCTGCCATCAGCCCGAGTTCCCGTGATTCCCTCGTCAGCGTAGATATCGACAAAGTTCCATCCTTCGTGATGTTTTATGTAGTTTGAGTAATGGTTGACCTGTCGTTCATAACTGTCTTCCTGTTCCTCTGTCTTGGTACTCACCCTCGCATATGCCCCAACATTTACCATTTTTGTAAACATTGAGGTGGTCTTTGCGAATGTGGCAGGTATGGTTCGTACAATCCTTTGAATTTCAGCCATTTTCTTGTTCCCTCCTCAATTTTTGTTTCAGTTTCCAATCTCGGATATTGCCTGGTTGACCATTCGTATATGTACGCGATATCTCGATCCCGTTATAGAATTCGAATGTGACCGTCCATTTTTTTATCCGAACGCCTTTAATAAAGGCATATACCTTTTGCTCGTCAAATTCCCCTATCGTATTGAAGTCGCTTCCTCGGACTTCTTGGGAACGGAGTTCCTGCAGTTTCCCACTTATTTTCTGTATCTCTGTCCTGACGCTTTGCTGTTCGGCTGCGTACTGAATACGTGACAGCAGACCATTCATCATCAGATGCGTCAGTTCTTTTTCAGTTTCGATTAATGCTTTGAGCCTCTGTTCGTCTTCCCCCGTATCCATATTGGTTTTATAATACCCCATTGTGATGAATTCGTTGTAGCATTCTACAAAGAGGTCATTCAAAACTTGCTCTTTTATCCCAGGGTTACCGCAGTAAGCAACTCCCTTATGCAGAGCTTGGCGGCATTTCCAGAAGTTGGCTTGGGATATTGTTCCGCTGTTATTCACTTTATGGGTATAAACCGACCCGCAACACTCGCACGTGATAATCCCTGTGAACGGATAGTTTTTCTGTGCTGCGCCGACAAGTTTGGGATTCGCGCGCCTTGCAATAACCTCTTGCGCTCTATCCCACACCTCTCTACTTACTATCGGTTCATGACTCCCTTCTACATAGTATCTCTCTTTTTCCCCTCTGTTTACCTTTTTTGTCGCACCATCCATATATGTTTTCTGCAGGATCATGTCCCCGTAGTATTTTTCGTTCCTTAATATATAAAGTATCTGACTGTTTCGCCACTCCCCACCGCTCGGCGACGGAATTTTTTTTGCATTTAATTCTTTTGCGATTTGAACTGTACTTATGTCACCTCTGACATAGGTCTCAAAAATTTCTTTTACTATCTGCGCTTCTTGGGGGTAGATCACAAGACTGTTCTCTTTTGTTTTTCTATACCCAAATACCTTTGCCCCGAGGATCATCTCACCCCGCTGAAATCTATCTTTTACGGACCATGCCACGTTATTGCTATACCTGGTCAGGTCTTCTTCTGCGAGTGCCGCCGCTATGGTCAAATACAGTTCGCTATCTGCGTCGAGGGTATTGATGTTTTCTTTTTCAAAGTATACCGCTATTCCCTTTTCGCGCAATTTTCTGACAATTTTCAGCAACTCTTCCGTATTTCGGGCAAATCTTTGAACAGATTTCGTGAAGATAATGTCCACCCCGTTCCTATCGCATAGTTCCATGAGAGCCAAAAATCTTGGTCGTCGGTTCATAAGTTTTCCGCTGATGCCTTTATCTGCGAACAGTCCGACATACTCATACTCTTCGCTATTTCCAAGCGTCTGATTCCAATATTTGCTTTGGAACTCGAAGCTGTGTTCTTGCGCACGACCTGTCGTAGACACTCTCGCATATGCCGCTGCTTTCTTCACGAATACCTCCTTATAGACTTATTTTCTTTTTGCCCTTGGTTGCAGACGGGACTTGATTTGGGTAAAAAATTTTGTCCTGCCCATCCCAGGGCAGGACAAACAATACCGTGAAAGCCAACGAAAGTCCAGAGAAAAACCCGATTATTCCGAAAGAAAAGATTGCTTGTTTTTCTCAATTATTTTGTCGCGCTCTTCCGTCGAAATCAGGTTTTTCACCCACAACTGCATGACAATGGCATTGGCAACTTCGCATTTTATAATGTCACTTCTGCTCATCGTCGTCCCCCTTATCTTTGAGCTGCTTGAAAATCTGATTCACGCCCGTCGCCGTCAGTCCGCTTGCCCCACCGACGATAATCGCCACGACCACGTTGTCTGCCGGGACGATACCGGGAACAAGGTAGTATGCCACAATCCCGAGCGCAACCCCAAGCCCTGCCGCTATCAGCGGAATGAACCTTTTGAAAGTTTCGTTTTCCTTTACAGCATACTTTATGATTGCTATGACCCAGTAAACGACCGCTGCTATCGCAGGGACGCTGACAAGTTCCAAATAACTTTCCATGTTTTCCCTCCTTTACTTTTTCGCATTTTGCTCGAGCAGGTATTCATACATCTCGGCTTTATTTTCCTGGTATGTTTCCATAGCCTCATGCATTTCGCCATTTGTTTTCCCGTCCCGAATAGCGACTGCATTAGCATACGTCAGCTTGCCGACTGCATCTATGCTTTTCAGAATTAACATATTTTCCTTGGCTTTTGCCGCGTCGCGGGCTTCGTCCTTCTTTGCTTTACGCTTAAAAAAGCGTTGTAAGAAAAAAAGCACCATACCGCTGATGATGCTTGCACAGATGCTTATAATAATTGAAACCATTTCAACTCCCTTATGCGTTACCACCGTTCAGAACGAGTGTGTCGGTCGCATGGAGAATTGTTTCGCCATCTGTCAGGTCTGCCGAACTCGAAGCCTTGTAATTGCTTTCAAAGTTTGCCGTTGCTCTCTCCTCGGTATAGTATTTGTTTGAGCCCTCGGCAATGTCACTTGTCGTAAGTACGACTGCGCCCGTTTTTCCGTTTACCGACAAGACTTTGCATTCGGGAGATTTAAGTTCGAGCCAGTTCCCAAGCGTCGATGCGGGGGTCTGTTTCAGAATGTAGGATTTACCCTCATCCGCTCGGATTGCGATGTCACCGACCTGTGCATCCAAAGCAAGCATTTCTGACTGGTCGGCTACCGCATGGGGTTCGGTAATAGCCAAAGGCGGCAAAACGCTGTCGGGGATTTTACCGTCTGCGCCGACCTCCACAAGGTTACCTTGAGAAGTTCCCACATCTCTCGATGCTGCCGTTCCCGCATCGGAGATCTTAGCAAGCGTGAGTGTCGGGATATCCTCCGCCGTAAGAAGTTCGGTTTTCGTAATCAATCCCTTTTCGTTGACCGTTACTTTTGTGTACGTTCCTGCGCTTGCGCCTGTGTTTTTCAGCACAAGCGTAATGCTCGCATCCGCACTCCCATCAAAGGTTGTCGCCCCAGACCCGTCGCCGATGATACTGATACTTCTTGCTGTTTTCAGTTTTTGTGCGACGAGCGCCTCAGACACAATGACGAGTTCCTCGGCGTTCGGGATCCTTTTCCATTCGCCCGCGCTCTCTGTTTTTGCAACCAGGACATACAGCGTTTTGTCGGTCTGATTCAGCCAAAACTCTCCCAGGTCGAAGTCTTTATCCCCTGTCGTCGGATTTGCGGAAGCGATGACAATATCGTCTTTCAGATATTTCAAACTGTTCCACTCTGTCGTGCCGTCACCGACCTTCATCTTCCTGGTATCGATTTCGATACCGATTTCACCCTTCAAAAGGACGGGGTTCACAGACGACCAATTTGCCGCTGTATCGTTCCTGCTCTGGATCTGACTGTCAAGAATTCTGTTACTCATATTATGCGTTCCCTCCATTTATGATTTTAATGCTTCGATAGTCTGTACCAATACAGACATATTGCCTTGTTTCCTCGTCCCAACGGTATGTCTCATTTTCTTTAACGTCGACATACAGCACCGATGGATTCCCGATATTTGGGAATGCATATTTGCTTTGGTATTGCTGGGGCTTGGGTTTGACCTCTATGGTCCACTCTTTATTGTCCACGACCGTTTCCAAGGCATCGTTTTCGACCCCTTTGTATTTTTTGGTGATTGTCTGAAACGGTTCGACATGGACACAACTGCACTTTTCGTGAAACCCGCTCATTTTGCTACCACCTCCAATTCTTTATCGACAAGCGTGTAAACCTCCTCTCCGCAATTTGAAATATCTACTCGCAACTGCGCTCTGTATAAAATGCTTTCAAGCTTTTCCGTTTCCTCGGCAGTCAGCATCGCATAGAATGTATCACCGTTTCTTTCTATCTCGCCCGGATAGTATTTTTGTATCACAGGCACACGATCTGTCCGAGTAATAGAAAATTCCAAACGGTCCTCCTCCGTTATCTCGGTCTTTTCAACTCCTTCCCCTTCTACGACAATCGGCAAGCGGACATTATGAAAGGCGATGCTGAACGCATCGCCCTTGACAAGTTTTATTCTGTTTCTCGCCATACCCACTCCTTAAGTTATCGCCGAAAGCCCGCTGATTTTGTACATTATGACAGTCATTGTGCCGTCTCCGTCAAAAAGCTGCGTCGGTGCAGCAGTCGCATTTGTTGAGATGTACAGTCGGTAAATAAATGCTGTCGAACTTACGTTTATACAGCGAAGCTGAATGTTTTTGTATCCCCCGTCATAGTAAATTGAAGAAATCCCGCTACACGTTCCGTTGTCAATGCTTGTTGCGTTCGACATTGTACCCAAGCACGCTACACCTTTCATGCTTGCCGCATTCAAGTAACTCACAAAGCACAGATAAACACCCGTTGCAGGGATATTGTACTGTTGGTTCAACCTGATTGTCGTGCGCGTAAGAGTTATGCCCGAGGATATCGTCGGTTTATTTATAAGGTCATTATAGTCTCCCGACGTAGCCACTTCTGCAAGACCTGTGACCTTGCTTGCCGAAACCGAAGAAATCTTGGCATCTGTTACGGCGGAATTGGCTATCTTGTCTGTCGTAACCGCACTCGCCGCAAGTTTTGCAGCTGTTACCGCAAGATTTGCCAATTTCTCGGTTGTAACCGCCAATGCATTGATTTTCGATGTTATGACGGAACTCGTCCCCAATTTTGTGCTTGTCACGGCGGAAGATGCAATTTTATCAGACGTTACCGCTGAATTATTAATATCGGCGGTTGCCACCGTATCCTTGAATGCCAATGCTCGCAAATCGGCAAACCATTTTCGTATTTTACCGAATGCGCCCATCACGGTGTCCTGTTCCGTCAAGTTCTCCCGTGTTGCGCTTGTTTCGCTCATAACCGTTGCCTCCTGCACCTGGTTTGTCGTTATTTTTGTTTCATTCAAATACACCTCATTCTCGGCAAGTGTATTGAAAATTTCCGGCGTGACTTGATCCCCCGCCGTGTGATTTGTTTCGGGTTCTTTCCACGAAGCCATGTGTTGCCCTCCTATTTCAATCGTCCGCGTGTCTGTTGTTTCAGACCCCCGTCGTAAGAAAATTTATTGTATTCGCATATCAACTCTTTTTTATCACCAAAGCGGTCTGTACTACTATAACTCGCCCCGATCTCTAATGCGGGATTACCACGCCACTCGGTTGTAATCACGCCCTCGCCCGCCCGCATTTTCGCAAGGATAACTCCGCCGATGTATCGTGCTTGCGATTCGCTTTGCACAAGTTCCGATGCCGTATGCGAATACTCTACCGTTCCATAACTGTTTACGCTGTCCTCGTCTTCAACCACCACCGTATGAGAATTAAGTTCTATCGCATTCCCTTCAACGGTCAATGTTGTCGTTTGTGATGTCCCTGTACGATTTGTGAGTGTCAAGAGGCATGAATTGACCCCTCCCTGCTCCATAACTGCCCGCACATTGACATTGCTTGACAAAATGACGGCATATGCAACGTCCGAAGAGTAATCCAAAGACACCTCCCGAACCTCATTCCCAGCCAACGTTATCTCGAGTTCTGCCACCTCTATGATATCGTCGGCAATTTCCACATCTGTGTACTCTACCTTGATGCTGTTTGCGAACTCCGTCAAAGTTATACTCGACTTATAACTGAACATATTGCTCGGGTTTATCTCGATCCCCACTTGTTCGGTTTCAGCCTGTTCGCTGCGTACATGGATTCGGTCTTCCCTATCGACAAAGATTTTACACAACGCTGCATTTGCGATTTCCTGTAATGCATCCCAAACTGTCGTTTTGGGCAAATACGCCAACCCTATAACCATGTCCTTGAGATCAACAGATATCTCAAATTCGTTTTCGGAATGCCCGCTTTTCAACAGGATGTCCCTTGCCAGGTCATATACTGAAACTTGTTCCGTTAACGGATAGCCCATGTATGTTTGGCTCTGCAAGCGCATCAGCCTATCTACCGCTGTACACTTTACCCATTGGCTGTCCTGCTCCACCTGCCATTCCTCGGAATAAAAAGTCCCCAATCTGGTGTACATAACTTTTCCGTCCTTTTCTATTCCGATAGACGGCTGTACCTTTCTCCCTAAAATCATAAGCGAACGAAGATAGCCTTTATCGAATTTCCTGTCGGTGTTATGAAGTGTAACGGTCATGGTATCGGAGTTAATATTGTAATTCCCATCGGTCGAACACATCTCCTCGTTGACCTCAAACATCTGCATGGCATCTCCCGTGTACTCCTCATATAGTTTATCATAAAACTGTATGATCTTTGCACACGCATTCGGCGTACTCCATTTCGCAATGGTCATTCGAATAGAGGTGATATCATTGACTTTGGGCTCAAGTTTAATCTCTATTGCACTATTCCCCGTGATTTCCTCGGTATGCACAATCTCTCCGTTTGATTTGTATTCAATCGTAAAGTCAACGGGGTATTGATTGAGCTTATCATCGCCTCGGATGATCCATGAGATAATCGGGCGTAACACAAACGACAACTCGATATATGGTTTAACCTCGAACACTCCTCCTGTGCCACATAAACCGCCAGACCACCAGCCAACGATGCAGGTATCGTCTACCATTTGGTATGAGCCGCTCATATCGGAATTTCCATCCATTGTACAGGCTCTGACTGTCGGCGAGACATACCCCTCAAACACCTCGCGCGGGTGGCTGATTTTCGAGTTACCGCTGACTGTTATGCCCATATTGCTGCTGATTTCTTTGTCGCTGTAAACGATTTCTACTTTCCCGTACACCTTGCGCGGATTATCTGAATACTCCATACCGTGCTACCTTTCCTTGAACGTAACCAATACGCTCTTCCAAATCAGTTGAGCCTTTGCCCAGTCATAGTACGGCATATAGGTCAAACTTTCTGCCCTTGCAGTCATTTGCACCGGCACTCCGGTCTTTTCATCATGAAAAGAAATTTCGGAAAATCGGTCACTTCCCGACTCCGTCGCTAACGTCTTCATATCCTCTTTAGTTAAATATTCCCAGGACACGTCCACTTTTTTCTTAGTCCCGATGATGTCAATCACCATTGTTCCGTCCATCGTTCGCTCGGCTTTATCAAGATGTTCCGGGGAGATCGTCATTTCCGTCGGGGCTTTTATGCTCTTTCCGTTTATCGAGAAAAAATCCATCGCACTACACCCCCTTCAACTCAATACCGTTGCGCTTATATTCCCTTGTGATGTTTGGAACAATCAACCTGGCAAATGTCTGACCGTCGATCTGTAATGCTATCTCCTTATTGCCCGTTTCGCCTCCCATACCGTTCATCACCGCCATTCCCTGCAAGATGCCGTTCAATAAATCGGCATTCGGACTCGTCCCTGTACCCACCATTGCGCGGTTGGTTGTAGTCGTTAAACCGAGAGCGTTCGCCACCTGGATAGCTGCTCGCTGGATCATAGGGATGTCGTTATACATACCCTGCGCCATCATGTCCATGAGATTTGGTATCCACTCGTCTGCCTTATGGCCCGGTCCTTTCTTGGTCGGTGAACCAAATCCGAGGAAGTCCGCAATCGACTGCCCGATCCCCTTGACTCCGTCTACTACCCAGTCCCAAGCCTTTTTGATGCCGTCTCCGATGTTCTGTATCAGGTTCTTGCCCCAATTGAATGCATCCTTGAACAGCCCGGAGAAGAAATCTCCGATTTTCGAGAACAGCCCGGTTATGGTGTCCCATATCCATGATGCTGCGGATTTTATGCCTTCCCACAGGTTTGTAAAAAAGCCACTAATCCCTTCCCAGGCACTTTTGAATATAGCAACGATATTATCCCCGAGATTTCCGAAGAAGTTTTTCACGCCCTCGCAAAATCCCTGGATAAACTCCCATATCCCGAGGAAAATATTTTTGATGCCGTCCCAAAGATTGGACGCCACATTTTTCATATGTTCCCAGGCTTCCGACCAGTCGCCTCGAAGCACAGCGCAGATTACCTGTATAATTTCCAGGATTGCCTGGGCTACATCTATCACGGCTTGAATGAACGGACCGAGTGCCTCAATAATCCCGGAAAGGACTCCTGTCACCACGCCGAGCAAAGTCATGACCAGCCCGCCGATGAGGTCAAAGACGGGCTTTAAGGTCTCGTATAATTCGACCAGGGTATCCCAAAGCGAGGAAAATAGCTGCTTGATATTCTCCCATATCGGACGGACATAGTCCAAAAATTTCAGCACCGCATTGTAGATAATATCAAAAGCGGTGCTTGCGATATTCCAGATATTGGTGAACAGCGTTTTGACCGTCGCCCATATTTGCGCTCCGTTCTTCTCCCAGAAATCACGGATTGCCACGACCACGTCAATGACGATGTCCTTTACAATCCCCCATACTTTTTCCGCAATCTTCTGAAGTTTGCCAAAAATCTGTTTGACGATTTTCCAAAGGGACTTGAGGGTACTCACCACCTTTTTGACGAGTTTCTCCCCGTTTTTGTCCCACCAATCCTTGATTGCCTCAACGGCATTGAGGATGAAGTTTTTGACCTTCTCCCAAATTGCGGTTACGGCGTTTCGGAAATCCTCATTGGTATCCCACAGTTTTTTAATCACCACCACGGCTGCGACGATAGCCGCAATGATGAGTCCCGTCTTCGAGAACAACAGCGAACCGAGTTTGATGATCGTTCCGACGCTCGAAATCAATTTCCCAACCACGAGCAGGAGCGGACCTATCGCTGCCGCAAGGAGCGCAATAACCACGATGTTCTTTTTCGTCCCTGCGCTCAAACTCATCAGCCTGTTGGTCAGCGGCGAAATGTATTTTTGCAACAATTCCCGAATGATCGGTATGAGGATATCTCCGAATTGGAGAGCCACCTCCTCCAATTCCGATTCCAAAATCTTAAGTTGCCCCTGCAGCGTATCGACCTGCATTGCCGCCATATCGTTCGCCGCATTCGTTCCCGTTATTGCCTCCGTGTACTCACGAACAGCATCGCCGCCCGCCGCCAACAGGGACAACATACCGGGGCCGGCTCTTGCGCCGAACACTTCCATTGCCTGTGCGGTCGTCATCCCTGCGTTCGATAAGGTATCGAGGATAGAGGCGAGGTCGTTTGAGGTCGGATCAAGTTGCTCTATACTGATTCCCAACTCATCAAAAATCTTCAAAGCCGCTGCCGTAGGGTTCATCAACGCTACAAGCGATTGCCGCAATGAAGTACCCGCCATCGAACCGTCGTAGCCAGCATCATATAATACCGACAACGCTCCGACGACTTCCTCGATCTCCCAACCGAGACTGTTCGCAACAGGCCCGACATAGTTCATGGAGAATGCAAGTTTCTCCATATCAGCCTGGGATGCGCCGATGGCTGCTGCATATAAATTCGCAACTCGCTCTGCGCCCGCCGCCCCGAGTTGAAACTGGTTCAACGCAGCGACGACCGTATCCGTTGTAAAAGCCAAGTCGCTTTGTGTCGCAGAGGCAAGGTTTAGTGTCGCTTCGATGGACTGTGTCATCTCGTCCAATTTATAACCAGCCGATGCCATATAGTAGAGTGCATCCGCCGCCTCGGAAGCCGAAAAGACAGTCTTTGCACCCATTTCGCGTGCGAGGTCTGTCATCGCTTGCAACTCATCCCCGGTCGCCATTGCGACGGATGCGGCATTCGCCATACTCTGCTCAAACGATTTTGAGATATTGATTGCCGATGCACCCAGGGCTACAAGCGGCGCGGTAACTCCTGCCGTCAGTTTTGTCCCCGCCCGCGTAAAGGATGAGGCAACTTTCTGGATTTGCTTCTGCGCCGTTTGTAGTCCTTTTGACAAGGAGGAAATGTCAGCCGCGATTTTGACGACCAGATTTCGTATGATTGCCATGACTCTCCCTCCTTATTTTATAATCACTCCTTTAGCCGCCGCCATTGTCTTGAGAATGGCATCGCTCCTACTCTCCGCTTTCCTGGATGGCTTTCGCACCTCTTTGAGAATCTTTTCGAGTTTCGGCAGCCTACGCTGCCGCGCAAATGCCTCCGTATGCCATGCAATCGTGAGCGCGTTCTCAAATTCTCGAAAATTCCTTTCTTGTACCTGTCTTCCTATAAGGTATAATTCGTATGGCGTGTACTCGTCTGCAATAAGCGGGTCTATGCCAAATTGCACGACCGCCTTTTCCAGGAAAGCAGACAAGTCAAAGTCGGCGGCTCCTATTCCCCCTTTTCGTTCCCCTTCGGTTTTCCGAACGCCTCGGTCAGAGCTTCTCCGACCTTTTCCGCAATCATTGTCAGATCGGCATATTCGTCCAATAAATCTCCGACCTGTTCAATCGTCAGACTCTTATCCTCATGGCAAAGCCCGGCATATACGATGACGAGCAAGTCTTTGATTCCAAGCGAGTTAAGGTCAAGAGCCATGATGGTCTTTCCCGTAATGTCCTCGATTTTCGCAAGTGCATTCATGCCGTACCGCAGAGTCCTCGGTTTGTCAAGTTCGATTGTTACGCCTTTCTTCATGTTCTCCTCCTTATTCGCCCGTTTCAAAGGTGAGCGCACCCGTGCCTGTGAACTCAATGCTGATAGACACGACATCGTCCACGGGGTCTTCGATGGAAAGGCTATTGATATATGCCTCGCCCTGGTAGTAGTTCACTCCGTCCACATAGAGTTTTACGACAACGGTCGTACCATTCAGGAACGCATCCTGCAACGCCGCCTGTCCCTCCGTATCCACGGGTACTTCGTAATCGCCTTCGCTCGAAGCCGTCCATTCTTTCAGCCCCGCAATATAGTTTTTCCAATCGTCGCCGAGCGCGGTAGTTTCAAGCGTCTCAAGCGAGAGTTCGAGCGACCAGGACTTGATGCCGACCACTTTTTCCTCTGCTCCGCTGCCGACGACGACTTTTCCGTTTTTTCCTGCAACAGCCATCTCTGTTCCTCCTACTTTTCGTTGAAATGGATATCGAATTCAATGCTCGTCATGTACTCGTCCATTGAGAATTTGAGCGAAGTGTTCGCATCGTACTCGTAATCCGATTTTATGAACACGGCTTGTATGTGCAGCCCGCACATATCGCCGTGAAAATCCTGTAAACTTCTCTTTACATCTCTGGAAAGTTCTCTTGCCAATTTGAAAGTCCGCGCATGGCAGACGATTTGTATCGTTTGCCGAACATACCCTGTATCGCCCTGCAAAGCGGAATCATAATTGCATAGAACGGGTGCGTAGACGATGGACGGCAACGATGCGTCCTGCGGCAATAAAATGGGATATATGCGCGTTCCGACTTGTCTGACGATCTCTTCTCGACTGCTCAAATACTCAAACAACGCTTGACATATATCTTTCATAGCTCTCTACCCACCGCTTTTGAAATTTCCGTGACGATGGCATCGTTGATGCGGTCGAGATTCTTGTCCACCGCATTCCGCAAAAACGGATTGCCGGGTCGCCCGCGTGCGCCGAGTTCCACAAATGTCCCGTATCGGATGGATTTATCATAGTCCACTTTTACGGTCGCTTTTGTTGCCGTCGCTTTGTCCTCTGCCATTGCAAGACTGGCTTTCAATGCCCCTGTATCCACGGGGCAATTTTGTCTTGCATCGTCGAGGGCGATCTGCCCGCCCTTTTTTGCGCCGTCCATCAGCACAGCCGCCGCAGCGTCATCCATCGCTTTGAGGTCTTTTACAATCGCATCCGCACCCTCGATGCTCACTTTGACTTTCCGTTGCTTTGCGCTGTAGCCCATCGCCTACCATCTCCTTACAATTGATTACCGTCCATCGATGCGCCGTATCCGCATCCGAGATGCCGATGATCTCATACAGTTTGTCTGCGTAGCGAATTCGGTGCATGACATCCAAGCCAGCATAAAACCGTATTGTTATCTTCGTGACCGTCTCCGCCGAGACTTGCTGCGCCGTGAAATACTCCGTTCCGCTCACCGGTTCGATTTTCGCCCAAACACGCCCTACGGGAAGCCATCTTCCGTCTTCGCCGCCGTAGGCATCGCGCTTTACGAAGTATTTCAAAATTTCCACTCTTCTGTTCAGCTCACCTATGTCCATCAGAACGCTCCTTTCCGATAAGCAAACAGCATTCGCCGGACAAGGTCGAGCGTGTCGGCGACCGACACGCCCGTTTTACCTTTGGATACCTGCCTTTCCTCATACAGTGTCGCAACAAGTATCAGCATGGCTTGCCGAACAGGTTCTGGCAGCTCTTTGAAGTCGGATAACTTCCGGCGCATCACGTCTTCGGTCAAATCCTTTGCCGTGACGATAAGAGATGAGATAAGGGCATCCTCTTCATCGCCATCGACTCGGAGAAACTCTTTCGTTTCCTGCAAATCAAGCATACCCTTACCCTCCTTTCATCAAGCGTTTCTCTTGGCGAGCGTCACGAAAGGCGATACGCTTGCGCTGCCCTTGTACGGCGTGAGCGGTTTGTTCCAGATGGGCTTGCCGTCCACACGATAGATGAAGCGGAACACGTTCTCGTCATACAGGAATCTGACATGGATGGAACTTGCCGCTTTCATGCCGCCCTTGTCGATGAGCAGGTACTGTCCCACATCCGCGAGAATGATATCACCGATCTCTCCCGCCGCACTGCACTGCTCCAGAGGGACAACGGGACGCCCGAACAGCGTTCCGTAGGGTTTCTGGGAAAGCCCGCCCGCAGGAATATACACGGGCTTATCGCCGACCGTGAGCGTGTACAGATACGGCTCGAGTTCCTGGTTGATGTACCAGACAGCATTCCCCCTCGACCTCGACCACAGCCTATTCCACATCGTGATGAGATTGTTCACAGTGATGATATCGGTCTGGTCCTTGTCTTTCGCAATGGTGACCGCCGCACCGCTGTTCAGAATGCCGAGCGGTTCGCCCTCGCCTGTACCGAACAGGATAGAGTCGTCGATCTTGAACCCGAATTCTTCCGCAAACGCCTGGCGAATGACCGATTCGAGTGCCGCAGCATCCTGCAGGAGTTCGTCCGTCGCATAGCAAAGCCCGGTGAGTTTCTTGAGCGTCAGCTCCATCTGGCGGAACTTGGGCTTACTTGCCGTCAGTTCCTCGGCCTCGCCTTCCCAATAGGTCTGAATGCCGCCCCAACGCGAGCCGTTCGCTCTCGATTCCTCGTCCACGGCATTGATTTTCAGACTGTTGGCGTTTGCGCTGATAGGAATCTTCTTGACCTTGCTGGCGAGAATGCCCGTTTCATAGGTTCTCTTGAGCAGTTCCGTCACGAAATCCTGTTGCACGAGGAAGCCGCCGTCCGAGGGCGTGGTTTCATTCGCACCGAGCGCGGCGCGAGTAGAAAGTCTCTCATCCGTGCGCCCGCCGGGAGCCGCCGCCCTGTACACCGCCATGAGCTGCTCGCCAAACGAAGGAAATCTCTTTTCATCGCCCTTGTTCGGCGATGGTTTTGCTTCCGGCTTTTCCATATCTCTGTCTTCGGGCTGCATAGACAGCATTTTCTCCGCTCTATTGATGCTTTCATCCCACGAGCGGATTTCCGACTCGTACTTGTCGATTTCCTTTTGTTCATCATCGGAGAGGAATCGGTCTTCGGCTTCTGCCTTATTCAGTACCGCCATCGCTTTGAGCCTGGCATCCTCTCTTTTTGCCTTCATTTCCAATACCTTCTTGATATCCATGTTGTTCCTCCTCAAAGATTTTTAAATTTTGTCTGCATCCGAGCAAGCCTTGCTCGCTCTTTGGCTTTCTTTGCCGCCGCCTGTTCAGCCTCTTCGCTTTGTCTGCGCTGTTCTGCCTTATAGCCCTCATATTCCTGCATCGCACGGACACCGACATCCGTTGCCGTATATGCAGGAAACGTCACGGGGCTCACGTCGAACAGCTTGACCTTGCGAAGTTCGCGCACATCCATTCCGTTCTCCGTGCGCCACTCATCGTCCTCGACTACGAACCCGATGGACATCTGGCTGATATCTCCGCGGCGGATGCTTGTCTGCACATCCCGCGCCCAACTCGTATCGGGCGGCGCGATCCGCACCCGCAAACCGACTTCATCTTCGACAAGTTCGAGTGTCCCCGCCCTGTTCCTGCCAAGCACATAGTTCGGGTCGTGGTTGAACAGCGCGCGAATATCGTCTCTTCCGATACTCTCCGAAAACGAGCCCCTTCTGACGACTTCCTTGAACGGGAAAATACCGCCAAGCGTTTCCGACCACGAGTCAAACACGGCGGCGTGTCCCTCAATCACGGTCGCGCCTTCGCTTTCGCTTACCCGAAGTTCCTTCATCGGGAGCATTCGCATCTCCTTCCTGCCCTTCTCCATCGCTACCTCCTTTCTGTATTCCCTGCACAGCCGCCCCTGCCGCTGCCATGTTGCCGTTCACGAGATAATCGTCACCGCCCTGTTCTTTGGGTATGGGCGGCATATCTTCAAGCCGGCGTATATCATTGATCGACAGCCAACCGTTCTGACGGGCTATCGCATACCCTTCCGTGCGCGACTTGTAGTCACCGCGCAGCAGTCCGTCCACATTGAACTTGGCGAAATACAAAAGCCGCTCTTTCTCATCCAAGAGAGAACGGCTGATTTCCTGCTCCCATCGCACGAGCCAGGGGCGGATGGTATGCTGGACAAATTCAATTGACTGATGCTCGATGTTCGAAAACGTCGCTCTTTCAAGGTCGCCTACCAAGTGCGGCGGCACACGGAAGATGCGGCATATTTCGTTCAGTTGGTATTTCCTGGTATCAAGGAACTGTGCATCCTCGGGCGCAATACCTATCGTGTGATATTTCATGCCCTCTTCGAGAACGGCGACCTTATGGCTGTTCCGTGTCCCCTGATAGACCTTGTTCCATGACTCGCGGAGTTTTTCGGGGTCTTTGAGGATGCCCGGGTGTTCCAATACACCGCCCGGTCTGGCTCCGTTTCCGAAGAACTTTGCTCCGTACTCCTCGGTCGCAAGTGAAAGCCCGATTGCTTCCCGCGCCTGGGCTATCGGGCTGATGCCCTTCACCCCGTCGAACGACAGCCCTTTGACATGGAATACTTGGTCGGGTCGGTACACATAGGTTTCGTTGGTTACATCGTCCGAATAGGTGTATTTTATCTTGTCCGTGAGACTGTCCCGCTCCACCGTCATGAGATGCGGTTTCAAATACCATAGCTCGACGACATGACCTTGCCGTCTGATGATCCGCGCATAAGCGTTTCCCCACAACAGCAAGGACGACATCATGCTTTCTCGGAACTCGAACGAGGTCATCTCCTCATTCGGAAGCTCATACAAGCACGCATTCAGCGGGTGCTGGTCGGCGAGTTCGTGTTTCCCTTCCTTTTCTTTCTTATACAGATGCAACGGCAGGCTCGCCACGGTCTCCGATAGTATCTTGACGCAGGCATATACCGCACTCGTCTGCATCGCCCGCAGTTCATCCACACGAACACCGCTGTTGCTGTTCCCGATGTAGTCCACATCGACTCCGCGAATGAAGTCTTTCATCTTTTCCGAACGATCCCGCCTCTCCTTTGGACCGTCTCTGCTCCTCTTAAATAGTCCCATTCACCCTCCTTTCAGACACACGAAAAACCGCTCGGTTTCCCGAGCGGCTATGCCATATTGATGTTGTAGTGTTACTTATCGGTCTTCGCCGCCTGTTTGCCCAGTTTGTACGCCGCGACGAGCATCGCCTCGATTGACCATACCGCGACTTCGGGGAAGTCCTCGGTGTCGTTCCATTTCCGCTCCAGCCCGCCTCTTTCCTCTATGGCTGCGTTTTCCTGCATTGCGATTTTCTCGAGTGCCTTGAGTGTTGCTTTGCTGATTTCCTGTTTCATCTCGCCGCCTCCTTACAGCATCGTTATGCTGCCATCCTTTTCGATGGCGTATTTCATAGTGATGCCCACGCTCTTGGCGACATAGATAAGGTTGTCTATTGCCCGCCTGTAATCCGCGACCGCATCCGTGTATCTGACTTTCAGATAATGGTTATGGTCTCTTACCAGGGCGGCGAGTTTTCCTGTGCAGTATGCTTTGTTCATGGTGTTTCTCCTTTCGTTTTTGTACCTATACAATACCGTAAACGAGCGAAAGAGCCCAGCGAAAACACGCCGAAACCCGAAAGAAAAACACATTTTTTTCAAGAAAAATCGGAGGATCACTCCTCCGATTTTATCTTGCTCAATGCATCATATATGGCATTGAATGAGACCGCATCGAACGGAACTCGCACAAGTTTCGTTCCCAATCGGATTTCCCATGCCTTATTGTAAAACTCCAGCAGTTCATCCTCTCTGTCGCTCCGCTCTTCAATGCTTTTCAGATATTGCATGAACTCTTCCAACGACATCTCATTACCGAGGGTCGTATCGTCTTTCTCTTCCATATCACTCCTCCGCATCATAGTTCGCCGCCTCATATCCCAATCGGACACCAAGTTTTATGTCCCGTCCGTATGCCGCTTTTCGAAGTTTCTCCTCATTGGTCGTATAGGCATCCATGAACTGGTCGAACAGAACTTTCTGTTCCTTTGTCAATGTGTCTTCGAACTTTGACAATGCTATGCATTCGGGGTCATCTTGGGGTAATTTGTTCCTCCGTTCACGTTCATTGATCCATCCGTCGTATATGGCTTCTGTGATACTCTTCATTCTTGGGACCTCCCTTTTTTCGAACAACATATCACAAGTCTCGGATCAAGTCCAGCGAACCCGCCCCTGTTAATCGAATATTTCCTGTCCGTCTCGGATATGTTTTATCTTCGCATCGGGACACAGTTCCCTGTATCTGCGCACAATGACATCACAGTATTTCGGTTCGAGTTCAATGGCGCAGCATTTTCTGTTGAGCTGTTCTGCTGCCATCATTGTCGAACCGCTCCCACCGAACGGCTCATATACCGTATCATCCTCGTGGCTGCTGTTGTATATGAGTTTTGCGCACAGGGTGATGGGTTTCATCGTCGGATGATCGGGCGACTTCACAGGTTTGTTGTCTCTCACGACGGTCGTAGGAAGCCCCAAAATTCGCTCTACAAGGTCTGTCAGTTCTGCCTTGCTCATCTTCTTGATATTCTCGGCAACACCCTCCAAAGCCGTCGACAGCGTCCTGTCGTCGATGAAGTAATGTCCTGCGCCCTCTTTCCAACCGTATAAAATCGGCTCGTGTATCCATTGATAGTCCTGCCGACCGAGTGTGAAATGATTTTTCACCCACACAAGCGTCTGGGCATACTTGAATCCCGCCTCTTCCATCGCCCGCGTGAAGTTCACCGTCTCCTTCGTGCTGTGAAAAACATACAACGGTGCGCCCTTTTTGAGTACATCGTATGCCGCTTTATAGAACGCGAGCAGGAACTGATGGAAGTCATCATCGTTCATGTTGTCATTGGCGATGGTGCTTTCCGTCCTGGTTTTGGATTTGTTTTTTCCGATGATCGCCGAGCCATAGTCTACATTATATGGCGGATCCGTGACCATTACATCTGCGACTCTTCCGTCCATGAGTTTTGCGACGTCCTGCGCAACGGTGCAATCGCCGCACAGCAGTCTGTGCTTGCCGAGAAGCCACAAATCGCCGTGCTTGGTCTTGGGCTCGGATATCTCGGCGGCGGCTGATTCAGCATCGAACTCATCTTCATGCACATTCTCAAACGAGCCGCTCCCAAACAGTTCCTGTGCCTCCGCGAGGTCAAAGCCGGTAAATGTGATATCATACCCGCTGTTATCCAAGTCTTTGAGAAGATTGGCGAGCAGTCCCTCATCCCATTCGCCGCTGATTTTATTCAAAGCGATATTGAGTGCTTTTTCTTTCTGCTCGTCCAAGTCCACCACCACGCAGTCGACTTCCTCGTAGCCGAGGTCCTTCATGACTTTGAGCCTTTGATGCCCGCCGACGACCGTTCCTGTTCGCTTATTCCATATCACTGGCTCGACATAGCCAAACTCCTGGATGCTCCGTTTGAGCTTCTCATATTCGGCATCGCCGGGCTTGAGGTCTTTCCTCGGATTATATGGAGCCGCTTTCAACTCTACCACCGCTCTCTTTTCTATCTGCATCTTTCCCTCCGCTTTTTTGCATGAAAAAACCGCACTCGCGGAGTGCGGTTTCGCTTAATTGCTTTTATTCGTAATATCCTGCCTTTTGGCACATCTCTGTAATTGTTTCCGCAAAGATGGAACGTGAGTGCTTATCCGGATTATCATTGCCGTTCTTTTTCTCAATGTAATAATCCCTTACCTGTTGCCACAAGCCATTCTCTCGCAGCCACTCGATTTTGTCCGGGAGCCCGTCAAAACCTTCTCCCTGGTACTCCCAGGTATAATTGTTCTGTACCTTGTTATAGCGTATGTACTGTTGCCTTCCGTCCTCGCAATCATTCACAATTGCAAAGTCGCAACTGTGAACTATTCTCGATTTACCTCTGTCCTTGACCTTAATCGTCAAAACGCGGGTGGAATCCTCACAATAATCATACCCATAGTGGCGCGCCACCTTGTCTAATGCTTGCTTTATGATTTGTCGGATTTGTTTTGCCGTATAGTTCTCTTCGTCGTCATTGACGTAGATATTTACATCAAAGTCGAATCCGATATTCGACTTCGTGTCGCAAGTAATCATATTCCTGGACGCGCTGCCGACAAACTCGTATTGAAAGGTGAATTCGTCCCTAACAAGGTTTTGGGTTGAATGAATAATCTCCAACAGAATCGCTTTTATTGGAGCTGCTTCTTTTTTCGATACATAGCGAAAATCATGCATGGCTATCTATCTCTCCTCGGTGTTATTTTCCCAAGCCGCCCATTTGGATAGCACCAAATCATATTATTATATCACAAAAATTGAATTTGTCAACCCCACAATTTCCATTCTCTGTGGATTTTCTCATGAATTATCTGATCATATCACGATAATTCCTCTATCGTTATAAACGCTGTCGGTCTGTCCGTTGTTCCGTATTGCTCGGTCAAGTGCCATAACGAGTGCCACCGCGCCGTCGATGCGTTCCGTAGATTTTTCTTTATCCATCTTAATGTTCCCCGCAGGGTCTGTGCGGACATATACATTGTCCATCATCCAACGGAGCGGCACGTTCCCGCCGTGGGCGATCTTTTTCTCCAACACCAACTTCATCAGCTCTTTGGTCGGCGGGCTCATATCCTTATATCCCTGTCCGAACGGCACGACCGTGAATCCCATTCCTTCGAGGTTTTGAGTCATCTGAACAGCACCCCACCTATCGAACGCAATCTCTTTGATGTTGTATTTTGTCCCGAGTTCTTCGATGAAGTTTTCGATGTACCCGTAATGGATGACGTTTCCCTCGGTCGAAAGCATCTCGCCTTTCGCTTGCCACAAATCATACGGAACATGGTCGCGCCGCACCCGCAGGTCGATTGTATCCTCTGGCACCCAAAAGAACGGGAGTATGCTGTATTTATCCTCTTCATCGAGCGGTGGGAACACCAAGACAAATGCCGTGATGTCCGTGCTTGACGAGAGGTCAAGCCCGCCGTAGCATTCCCGCCCTTTGAGTTTTTCCGGGTCAACCGCAAAGGCACACTCGTCCCACTTATCCATCGGCATCCATCGAACGGATTGCTTTACCCATTGGTTCAACCGTAGTTGTCGAAACAGGTTTTCTTCAGCAGGGTTTTCCTTTGCAGATGTATAGGCAGTCCGCAGTTTATCAATGTCAACCGTTACTCCGAGTGACGGGTTTGCCTTATACCATGTCCGCTCATCTCCCCAATCGTCATCGTCCTCTGCCCCATAAATCACGGGGTAGAAAGACGGGTCGTGTTTACGTCCATCGAGAATGTCTTGGGCTTTTTGATGCACTTCCCAACATATCGAGTTTCGATCCGTTCCCGCTGTCGTTATCAAGAAAAACAGCGGCTGTTTTCTCGCGTCGCCCGAGCCGTGGGTCATGACATCATACAAGGCACGGTTCGGCTGCGCATGGAGTTCGTCGAAAACAACGCCGTGAACATTCAGTCCGTGCTTGGTATAACTTTCTGCCGACAACACCTGGTAGAAGCTGTTCAACGGCGCATACACAAGCCGCTTTTGCGACATCACGGGCTTTATCCGCTTTTTTAAAGCCGGGCATTGTTCCACCATCTGACAAGCAACATCAAAAACGATGGAGGCTTGCTGTCGGTCTGCCGCACAGCCGTACACCTCTGCTCCCCATTCACCATCGCCCGCCAATAGGTAAAGTGCGATCGCTGCGGCAAGTTCTGACTTTCCCTGTTTCTTGGGGATCTCCACATAGGCGGTATTGTATTGCCTATATCCGCTTTCTTTTACCGTGCCAAATATATCCCGCACGATTTTTTCCTGCCACGGGAGCAGGTCAAAGTTCTTGCCATGCCATGTGCCTTTGGTGTGTTTGAGCGAGCGAATAAATGCCGCCGCCCGATCCGCAAGCTGTTCATTGAATGGCATTCTCCCTCCTCCCGAAAATAAACGGGAAGGAAAGCACCGAAGTACCTTCCTTCCCAGAGACACGTATATTTTGTTTGTTTTAAACCTTATATCTTCCGTCCAAATCGACCAAATCCACGTGTTCGGCAATGATTTTCAACGCCTCCCAGTAGCTTTTGGCGTTCTGTATCCGCTCCCACATATCATTATATTCCGCGATCCTGTGCTGTTTTTGCATAACGCCTCGCACCGCCCCGATGATATAATAGATATTACCAGATTGTCCCTGGCTATGGAACTCGACCTTTCCTTTTTTCATTTCTGTACCTCCGTAGCCTGAACAATACCGTATAATTCCTATTTAGTCCAGTTAAAACTGAAAGAAAAAGCCAAGACCGCCGAGTTCTCGGCGGTCTTCTTCGCTTTATGTGTCTTCACGGGTTGTCTTTTGTATTTTTTGCCGATACTTAATTTATCGGCTTTGTCTTATGCGCGCTCATTGACTGATATGGAAAACTGCTGTCCGTTATTGAACTTGACGGCGATCTTACCTTCATTCAGTTCAAACGAACCTATGTAATACTCTTTCAGCAGGAACAACAGCCCTGCCGCGAGTTCACGCGAATCCGTTACGGCATCGTGCATCTCACCCTCCTGTTCCATCCAGTCCGTGCTGCTCGGATTGCTCCGTGCAGGTTCAAAGTTTGCCATTTTGAAACCTCCTAATTGATTTCATAGCTGCGCGCTCGCTATGTACTACTATTATAACTTGGTTTGCGGACACAATCAACTTTTTGTGTCCGCAATCCGAGATAATTATTACAGAGGTTTTGACTTATTTATGAGTATATTGGAGAAATTTGTCGAAAGGCTCCGAGAGCTGCTTACCGACCACGAAATGAAGCCCGCTCACCTCGCCAAAGAGCTTGGTGTTACAAGGAAAGTCATCTGCCGCTATACCAACGGCGAGAGACTTCCCAGTTTGAACATGGCTTTCCGTCTGTCGGGCTATTTCCATTGCTCTATCGACTTTTTGCTCGGCCGCAGCGATGAAGGCTCTGAATTTGAGCCTCTTCCCCTTCCGCCGTTCAAGGATAGGCTGCCATACCTTGTGGATTTCTTCAAAAAAACCAAAGCCAACATCTCCAAAGAAGCCCATATCGATGAAAGCATCATCTATGATTGGCTAAAAGGAAGAAGTACACCGAGCCTTGAAAGCATTATCGCTTTGGCTGATTACTTCGACTGTTCCGTCGAATTTGTCCTCGGTCGAGAGAATTAAGCATCCAAAGCCTGCCTTTTGCTTGTATTCCCTTTGATTCGTTTGGCTATATACCCCTGTGAATAGCCCAGACACCTCGCAATTTCTTTTTGCCGGTACCCTTCCATCTTCATTTTGAGGACACTTCTTTCAAGCGTCGACAGTCTTCGCTGAAACTCTGCAAACATTATACCCGCAAGGCATTCGTCTTGTGGGTTTTCGTTTGCCTCGATGGTATCGGCGATAGTTAAGACCGTTCCTGTTTCGTCTGTTGACACAGGCTCTTCAAGCGATATCTCTTTCCCAAAGTACCGCCGCACTTTCCGCATATACATCAGCATTTCGTTTCGAATGCAAAGTGCGGCATAGGTAGAAAACTTTGTGCCGCGCTTACTATCGAATGTATTTGCTGCCTTTACAAGTCCCAACAGCCCGGACGATATTATGTCGTCCCTATGCAATGAAGCGACTTCCGTTTGAGAAAATTTCCCGAACACATAATATACCAGCCGTATGTTGTCGCATACCAGGGTCTCACGGCATGATTGCATTCTTCAACTCCTGCGCTTTATCCGTCTTTTCCCACGCGAAGTCTTCTTTCCCGAAATGCCCTCCGACTGCGGTTTGGACATAGACGGGGCGTTTAAGGGCGAGCGCATCGATTGCTCTTCCCACGCGCAGGTCGAAAACCTGTTCAACCGCATTACGGATGAGCTGTTCATTGACCGTTCCCGTGAAGAAGGTATTGATGTCGATGCTCGTCGGGGCCGGGATGCCTATCGCATACGTCAGTGCGACCTCACATTTCTCCGCAAGTCCCGCCGCTACGATATTCTTTGCAATGTATCTGGCGAGATATGCCCCGCTCCTATCCACTTTGCTTGCATCTTTGCCGCTCATCGCCCCGCCGCCGTTGTGCGCGATCCCGCCGTAGGAGTCAACCATGAGCTTCCTGCCGGTTAGACCAGTATCAGCTTCAAAGCCGCCAATCACAAACCGCCCGGACGGATTGACCAGTATCTCGACATCGGACATATCATACTCGGCGAACACATAGCCGATGACCTTTTTCCTGATCTCGGGAATAAGGTCGTCGAGCGATTTCCACGCTTCATGCTGCGCCGATACAAGAACGGAAACGATCTTATCAAAGCGGTCGCCGTTAAACTGCACGGTCACCTGGCTTTTCCCGTCCGGGCAAAGTCCTTTGATGATGCCCCTGCGACGGCATTGCTCAAGCCTATCCGTCAGTCGGTGCGCAAGTTCGACAGGCAGCGGGATGAAGTTCAGCGTTTCCGTTGTGGCATAGCCGTACACGATTCCCTGGTCGCCCGCTCCCTGCTCTGTTCTGTCGACTGCGCCGGCTATGTCCATGCTCTGCTCATGAATATGAATGTCGTAGTCCAATCCCCTCGGGTCATAGCCGACTTGGGCAATGGTCGCTCTGGCGATGAACTCATAGTCCACCCTTGCTTTCGTGGTGATTTCACCACCGATAAAGCACTTATCGTGAGTGAGCATTACTTCGACTGCGACGCGACTGTCCGCATCCTGTTCCAGGCACTCATCGAGAATGCTGTCCGCAATGAGGTCTGCAAGTTTGTCCGGGTGTCCGCTTGTCACCGACTCTGCCGTGTAAATCCTTTTATTCATCTTCACCGTTCCTTGATTGATTTATCAAAAAATAAAGCCTTGAAGATTGCCTCCAAGACCTGCACCACGATTCCGTTTCCCGCTTGTCGATATTGCTGCGTCGAACTGACCTTTGCGCTCTCGATTTTGTCAATCTGCTCATCTGTCCAGCCCATGAGACGCAGACATTCTCTCGGAGTCAGTTTGCGAATGCGCACGTTCTCCGTGATGACTGCGTTTCCGTCTCCGCAGGTCAGCGTTTGCGCAACACCTTTCCCTACCCGACCTCTTTTGGTCTTGGAACTCGGGAAAGTAATGTTCACATAGTCCCCCGCCGTTGCCTCCTCGTATCCTTGCTTGGTCGCCACTTTGACCTTTATCGGTTTTTCGAGTTTCAGTACCGCCGAGCTGCCCGAGGGACAGGAACATTGCCCAGTCAATGTCGGCGCAACATCATGAACTTCCTGCTTGTTGTAAGCCACGAACATCTCGGGGATGTACCCTTTTTCGTCGATAAATTCGCCGTATTTCCTGGATACATAGTCCGCATCCATTACAAGGTTGTCTTTTTGAACCGTGGTAAGCGCATTACACAGCTCCTTTTCGTTCACCTCGAGTCGCTGTCGCAATGGTATCCCAGGTGTCCTGTCCGACGGATTATTCGGATTTCGCCCGCGCATTGCCACGACAACAGGGAAGATTGCTGTTTTGAACCCCTCCGGGCGCGTGGTGAGCGTCGGGCAGACTCCACTCTTGTTCACTTTTTTATTGAACGCATCTATCGTGTCCCCAGCTTCACACTCGTTCTCTTTCATCGTTTCGAACGCTTGCTTGAAAAATCGTTCTTTCGGCTCGCTGGTATCAATGATTACAGGGGTTTGTCCTCCACCTTTTCCCATAGCCTCCGTCAATGTAGGGCTCACCCCATCTGTTCTCGGAACTTGATGCTCTTGCAAGCCGCCGAGGACAAAATCCTCTGCGATTTTCAGCTCCGTATTGCCGCCACCCGCGCAATGCACCGTGGGAGAAATTCCATCCGTCTGGAATACTCTTCGGCTCATCTCGTGCATCTTCTCCCACTTCTCACCGACTACATCACCGACTTGTACGCATTGTGGTTCATAACAATCCCTTGCCCGCAAACAGTAAGCATAATCGCTTGGGCGGCGGATCGAGTCGCGCCGCGAGTTGAACTTCGACGTCACGATGCTGCGGATAGTGCTTTCCTTGAGATAGTACCTTTCATCGACGTGTTCGTCGATCATGTCTTTGAGCCGTAAGGTCAACTCGCGCTTTTCGGGGAATACAAATGCTGTATGCTCTCCCCGAATAGAAACACAGAACACCCGCTCTCTATGCTGCGGGATACCATAGTCTTTGGCGTTGAGGACCTTCCAATAATTCGTATATCCGAGTGAGGACAAAAAAGAAAGCCAACTGTCGAAGTCGGCTTTGAATTTCTTGCTTACAAGATTCTTTACATTTTCGAGGAGCAGGTATTTGGGAAGGGTTCCTTTTTCAGCAGCGATTTTCAACAGCCGCTCGACTTCAAGCAACAGTCCGCTCCGCGTCCCCTCCTTGATGCCCGCACCATGCCCCGCCACCGAGATGTCTTGGCATGGGAACGAATATGTCCAAAAGTCCGCCTCGGGGAGTTCCCGGATTTCTCTGATATCGCCCAGGTTGACCGCCTCGCCGTGCAGAGCCGTATAACTCTTGATGGCGTTCTTGTCTATTTCCGAGATCGCCACTACCGTATGTGGCACTCCCACATTTTTAAGTGCCTGTGTCTGTGAGCCGATACCCGCGAACAACTCAATAAGCCGCAACGGGTTCTCTTGCGTGTATTCCATCACGACTTACCTCCCAACAGTTTTTCCATGATATCGTCGTTCGGGTTGTTTTCATCCCACTTAGAGAGTTTGCTTTCGCGCACGACAAGATAAATTTTGCTCCACACCTCGTTTGTCTGCTTGAGGTATTGCTGCGCCATCGTCACAAACGGCGACGGGACAGCCTTGCCGTTCTGGTCTTTTACGAGGAGCCCGTGTTTCGTGTTCATCTCCTCGCACTCAAGCCATCGCGCTTTACAAAATGCATACTCCTCGAGGTTGTATGGAAGTATGCCGTTAGTGCAGCCGATGCTTTTAAGCCATCCGAATACCGTCCTGTATATCTCTTTCGCCTTTGGCGTTAAATACTCCGGCGGGTCGCTCGGCAGTTCCATTCCCCCTGTATCGAAGTTCAGCACTTCGATGGGACGCTTGCCCGGATTTCCGTCAAGTATCTTTTGGGCGGCGGCTTTTCTCGGTCGCCCAGCACCCAGTCTTCTTCCTCCGCTCGGCATATTCCCTCCCTTTTTGATTATTTGATTTCATTGATTATTTTGATTTCCCGGGAAATCAAAAAGCGGGCTGTTTTGCCCGCTCCCATTTTAGTGGGGTATCCCCCAAAGGTTGATTTTCCCCTTTGATTTTTGAATATGCGATTTTTCGCGCGAGAGTGCGGCCCCGCTGTATGGGGTGAAAGCCCCGGGGATTTGATACCCCCTCCCCCGAGCGGGTCAGCCCTTGCGGGGTGGTGTCCTCCACCGGCTGCCCTCCTCGGCTGACTTGCGCGAGTGGCAGCTCCAGCACAGCGACTGTAAATTGGACGGCGCGAAAGGTTGACCGCCTTGCTTAATGGGGCGTATATGGTCCACGATGACCGCCCGCACCGCCTGTCCTTTCTTCAAGCATTCCTCACAAAACGGATGCTCTGCAAGCTGCCGCTTGCGAACGAACAGCCACTCTGGGGTCTTGTAGAAACTCTTTGAAAAGTTATCCCGCGAATATTTGTTGTACTGCGCGTCCGTTAATTTTTTATGTTCCTCACAGTATTGCCCATCTACCAGTCTCGGACACCCGGGGTAGCTGCAGGGGCGTTTGGGTTTTCTCGGCATTATTTATTCCTCATAAACACAAGGGAAGTGAGCGCTTCCCCCATTTCTCATATTCTCTCCCGGCATCACGCCGCTCGGGTCGCTCCCTTCCCCCTCGGAGGATATTCCCTACTCTCATTATACGCACGTTTTGGCTACTTTCGGGAGAAAAGTGTCTGGTCTTGTCTACTGTTATTATTCCTTGCATTGCACATAATTCGCACATAATTTTCATATAATACTATTGACATCTCATTCGTTTTGCTGTATAATGTAGATGAAA